ATGAACGCTTTAAAAAAAACATTTCTTTTTCCAATAGTAATAACTGCTATTATAGTAGTTAATACTTGTTTATGTTGGTTATTAACAGCATTTTTTGCTAAAATATTTTCTGTGGAAATTGGTGTAGCAGCTGATAGTCCAATGGTGCTTATATATATAATTGCCTTAATTGGGTCTATATATACGATTGTTTATGCTTGTCAATATATAGATGAAAAGATATGATGGATGAGGTATTGAATTTATTAGGTTATTTGTCTTTAAAAGAATTAAAACAGCTACAAGCTGTTGTTAAAGATAAAATAGGTAAGAAAGAAAGAATTAAAGAACTATCTAAACATCTTTGGGGAAATGAATAATTTATTAGTTAATGCACCTTTGTATTATCCTTCTGCTAGAGAATGGATGTGGAATTATTGTGTCTATTTAGGTCCTTTCACAGATAGTAAAGGACATAATTATGATTTAGGTATTTATCTTGGTGATGAAACATCAGCAGCTATTGTTTATGGTGACACACCAGGAGATTATTTGTCAGGTGGTAATATTAATAGAGATATGGAATGTTATGAAGAAATGTGGAGAAGAGCAAAACAATTAAATTTAATTAAATAATGACAACAACAGATGTATATACACAATCATTTTTGTTTGTATTGCTTATAGGTTTTTTATTATTAGCTTTTAATGATAAACACAACAAATAAATATCTTTATTCTTATTAGTACTAACACAACTAGCGGACTAATAAAAATAGAGCATAACAGTCAGGTGGCAAAATTATATTATAACTACTAAAAAGTATTAAAATAAGAACAAAAATAGTTAGGTGGTGTAAAATATTGGTTATCACGTTTTACCTCCCAAAAGATTATTGGGGATATGGAAAAAGATACAGGTTCGAATCCTGTCCTGACTACACTAATTAAGCTAGTTTATTAACAGCAACACGCAGCTACTTAAAGTCGCCATGTGAAAGAGGTGGGATTCCTTATAATTCTTAGTCAATTATGTAACACATGAGTTACTGCCAAAGTTGGAGTAGAGTACTTAACCTCTACATTTTTTTAATATAAATAATCCTTTAATAACAAATAATATGAAAGAAACATTTATTAGTACAATGGCATATAATGGTGATTTTGTATCATCATGTAAAACTGGTTGGGGATGTGGATACGTTCATATTCCCGAAGACCATCCAATATTGGTTAAATTGAAAGAAGGTTGGGGAAACTATTTAGAACTTGATAATTGTCCTGAAGAAATCACTTATAGTGAATGGGATAAAGACAAAGAGTATTTTGTTATAGGCTTTGATACAGCTCATATTTATAACAACGATTTACATGATGAAGCATATGTTACAGCACAAGCTAATGCAATAAAAGCTCTTGTTGATGCATATATGGATTATGATGCAGATGTTTATGCTAAAGAACAAATAAGATTAGTAACAGAGAAATATTCTAAATACTTATTATCATGAGAGTAGAAAATATCCAACAAAGACTACAAGATATTCATATGGAGATACATTCATTGGATAGTCTTAAAGATGGTTACGATGATGTGAATGTTCATATCATTGAAGAACGTATCACTGAATTAGAAGAAGAAAAAATTAACCTTAAAGAGTTATTAAAAAACTCTTTTGATGAAATGATAGGTTTATGATGTTTTACATAATAATATCATACTTAATTATGTTAGGTATGTTTATTCAGTCTTTTGAAAAAGAAGAGAGTTCTTCTTTTATAATATGGGTGTTGAGTCCTATCACTCTTCCAATAATTATTGGGATGATGTTAGCAGACTCGAAAGAAAATAATAATTAAAAAAGAGTATAGATTTGTTTTTAGCTTAAGTGGTCATAGAAGTAATTTTATGGCCATTGAGTGCTAAAATTTAACTTAAATTATTTTTAAAATGAAACAACAAGAAAAATTATTAGATCTTCTAAAAGAAATTATAAGTCTTAGAACAAGTATTTCAGAAACAGTATAACTATTAGTTATAAAAACAAAAAATTTTAATCCTTAATAACATAAACAAAATGAGTACAAGTATTTTTACTTTTGACCACGGTCAAAAAAAGCTTAACAAAGCAATTGGTGTAGAAGAAAATTATCTTACTGACCTAAAAAACAATGTTCTAGAAATTATAAAAAACAGTATGTTTACAGAAACAAAACAAATAAGAGAAGATTTTTCTCCTAGTATGTTAGTAGAAGAATGTTTACATAATTTTAGTTATAACCAATTGGTTATATTAGCTTCTTTCTATTTAAGAGATAAATTAGATGATTTTGAAAAACAAATGGAAGAAAAAATGAAAGGTTTACTAGATATTCTTGAAGGTGTTCAGAAAGTTTCTATTTCTGAAGATGATGTACCTGATAATATAAAAGACTTTCTTATACAACTTGCTAAAGAAAGTAATGGTGAACCAATTGATGGTAGTAAATTACCAAAAGAAATTAAAGATTTTCTTGATGGTTTTGCTAATAAAGAAGAGAACAATGATAATGAAGATTAATTATATTAATAAGAAAAGGAGAAAAAAATCTCCTTTTCTTTTAAAATTTATATAACATGGAAAATATAGATAAAAAATTATTTATAGAATGTTCTTCTAAGGAAGAAGTTGATAAAGTTTTTGATTATTTAGAATCAATAGAAGAAAAGATTGATCGTTATTATTTTGGTTTTGAACCAAGCGTATGGAAATATATTAGTGTTTATTTAGAGCCTAGTAGTGTTCCTGTTGCAGGAAAATGGACAATCTCTTATTTAAAGAAACATGGTGAAAATCATATTATTTCTTTTGAAGAGTTTAAAAGAAAATATATATCTCATGAATATGTAGAATATATTGATACTAAATATAAAGGACAAATTGTTAAAGTCGAAGATTGGAAATGTGGAAGTTATTGTAAAGTGATATTTTATGATGGTCAAAGAGAACAACCATTTAAACATCTTGTAAAACCTTCTACTAAAGAAGCTTATGAAGTACAACAATCAAAACCTAATATTGAAATAGGTAAGTTTTATTCTTTTAGTTGGGAAGGATTAAGAGAATCAAACAGAAGAGTGGTATGTAAAGTTAAATCAATAGATAATGATATTATTTATATTTCTTGGAGAACATATTTATGGAGTGGTACAATAAGTAATAATGATGCTTATAATCTTAGCAAAATGAGTGACATTAAAGAACTTTCTATTGAAGAAGTTCAACAATATTTACCTGATAGTCACCCTGATAAAATTGATTCAATGAGAACAATATTAGCACAAGCTAAAGAAATGTATCCAATTAATACAAAGTTTGTTCCTCTTTATGGTGAAAAAAAAGAATTAACAGTGTCTAAAAATAATCATATTGTTTTTGAAACAAATAAAATTATTGTTTCTACTGATAAAGGAAATGGAGGAGGTGTTCCTAATGGTGCTGCTATTTATGGAGATGGAAAATGGGCTGAAATAATAAGTTTTCCTATAACAGTAAATGAATTTAAAAAAGGAGATTATATTGTTTTAAATAATGATGAATCTACAAACTTTAAAAAAAATTATTGTTATAAACAAAGACAAAATAGTTCTAGTATTCTACCTGAGTTAGATTTATCTGAAAAAACTACTAATGGTTTATATTTTTTACAATATAAATCATCTCTTTGGAGATATGCCACTGTTGAAGAAATAGCTGAGTATAATAGATTAGGAAAGCCTTATGATGTAACTGATTTAAGTTGGATTCCTAAAATAGGAGATTGGGTTACAATAACTCAAAACACTAAAGATTTAGGTACAACAGGTATAATAGAAGAATATTATAATGATGATTATTATACAGTTTCTAATGTTACTCATAAATATTTTAAAAACCAAATGAGGTTAGCAACACAAGAAGAAATAAATCATGCTAATTTAGAACCAGTTAATAAATCATTTCCAAGTAATTGGTGTGTAAAAATCAATGATGAAAATTCTAAAACATTAGATGAATGGAGAAAAAACCAACCATATTTTTCAACAAGAATTACAACTTTTAAAGGATGGTTAGTTTCTAATGCAAATGATGGAACTTACACTAAGTGGAATGTATCTATTCCTTATGGTTATACAGAAATATCATTTGAAGAATTTAAACAAAATGTATTGAGCAAGTCTCAATTGTCTTCAGAATTAATAAAAAATTCTGAGGCAGGTTATTTTATAAGTACAAATCTTAATAAACAAATTCCATTAATAGAACCTGTGCACTCTGTTAATGTTAAGTTATGCACAAAAAAACAAATTAATCATTTAAAATTTTAAAACCCATGAACACAACAAAGTCATTTGTAAAAGAAATTGTAGCTCTTTTAAAAGGAGATGATGCTGAAGCAACAGCACAAAAAGTATTAAGACAAGCTGATAGTGCTTTTAAAACACAAATTGCTTCACTAATAGGTGATACAATTTCTTTGGAAGACAAAGTGGAAGAAGCTAAAGAAAATCTTAGACTTGCAAGGTTAAACAATGGATGTTTGATTTCAGATAGAAATTCTTACATAAGAACCCTTTTAAATGCTAAAAATTCTTTAATAACAACAGAACAAGAATTAGAAGCTCATATTTCTAAATTAGAATTTTTAAATGAGCAAGCTAGTTTGCTTGATAGCTAAAAAATTAACTAAACACGCATGTTTTTTATAAATATGCGTGTTTTTATTTAAAACACATTTTTATGAGATATCGTTTTAAAACTAAAGAAGAGTTTCAAAAAGAAGGAAATTGGAGAGAAAAATATGGATGTGAGTTTCCTTTGCAGTGGAATTCAGACGAAGAAATGAATTGTTTTTTAGGAGAAGAAATTCCTGATGAATATTATTCAAAAATTAAAGAAGGGTTTATATATGAAGGATGGAAATTCTTTCCTAGAGATATAATAGAAATTGAAGAAACAAACATTGAAGAAACATTAGAAAAATTAAAACAATTAAATAATTCCTTAATAACACAGAAAACAATGGCAACAAAAACAAAGAAAGCAGTAGTTCAAACAACAGAGAAATTTGTATTTATGGACAAAACAGTTAACATTTTAAATGTAGGGTTTAAAACTCGTAAAAATGTTATTTTACATGGTCCTGGGGGACATGGAAAATCAGAAATAACCCTTGATTTTCTTAAATCAAAAGGTATTAACCCATTTGTTCAAACTATGGGTACAGGTATGACAACAGACAGATTGTTTGGTGGTCTTGATATACCAACATTTGAAACAACAGGTAAGATTGAATATCTTGTAGAGAATAGTTTTATGAACCATGAATATGTTATATTCGAAGAGTTGTTTGATGCTCCTGATTTCATTCTAGAGCAGTTGAAGGATATTCTATCTAGTGGTATTTTTAGAAATGGTTCACAAATATTTCCTATTGAAACAAAGTTTATTATTTGTTGTACCAATCGTACTAGAGATGAATTCTCTAAGAATATGTCTTTAAAAGCACTTATGGAAAGATTTCCTCTTGAATTAAATGTAATATGGGATAATTATACAGAAATTAGCTATAACAAACTACTTGAGAGTAAGTTTGGTGTAGATAATGTAGATCCTGTAATTCCTTATTTATTACAAGAATATGCTAAAAACAGCATCATAATCAGTCCACGTGTAGCTGTAACAGCTTATCAAGTGTATGATGAGTGTGGTCCTGAATCATTAACATTCATTGCAGAGTTTGCTAAAAAACCTTCTTTAATAGCTGAAGCTATTAAAAAGTTTGAATCTACTATTAAATTTAGAGAACTGTCTGCAGCTATTACATTTAGCATTGAAACTCTAACAACTCTACCATTGGTATCTAAAGAAGATGAAAAGTTACATAAAGGTGCTATTTCAGACCTTAAGAAGCAATTGTCTGATATCAAAGGATTAGTAGTGGGTGATGATGTTGTACATGTACACTCACAACTTGTTAAAGCAGCTACATCTGCTCTTGAGAAGTTTGAGAAGAATTTAACTATCGCTTCATTTATCTAAGAGATGGGAAAGTTATGGGATGATGGGTATGATGACTATTACGATAGTTATTATGCCCCAACCTATGCTCCTAAAAAGAGTACAGGAGGATGGAAGAGTAAATATGGTGGCAGTGGATGGTCTAAATCAAACTGGTCATCATTCTCTTACTCTTGGGACTATGGTAGTGTTGATAACAATGATGATCTGTTTGTTAAAAATCCAGTTAACTATCTAACACCAACAGCTGCAGAGATCAAAAAGAAAGTGCATGCACCTAAGCAAACATCTATTGATACAATCAAAGAACTAGCACGTATATGCTATTTCAAGATGATTGATGAAAGAGAATATGTTGCTGAGAAATATGCAGACTATGATAAGCTATCAGAATCTGAACAAGGTGAATACCAACAGAAGAAAGCTTTGTACGATAGTATATTCGAGCAATTCATTCCTGGATTCTCTCCATTAGAGCAAGCTATATCTATTTATTTGAAACTAAAAGGTCAATCAAGTAGAGAAGAAAGAGAAGAGAGAGATGAAGATGAAGAGATAGATCTTACTAAAAGACTTGACTTTGATAGACAGTTGTATTCTGATCCTAACATCAATGAACAATTAGAATTAAACGAGCTTAGTAAAGACAGAAAAATGGAGATTATGAATTGTCTATCTCTTGTTGGTAAGTTTGGTTCTGAATTTAAAGTGGAAAAAGAAATTAGTGAAAAGATTGTAGCTAACTCTGATGAGTATTCCACTATGATAATGAGAGATTACTCTCAAATTCATATGATGAATCTAATGCAGAAAGTTTATCCAAATTTTAGAAGTAAGTTCTTAACTAAAGATTTAACAGTTAATGTTCCTGTAGATAGAAAAGAACAAATTCAAAAGATTATTATGCTTATAGACTTTTCAGGAAGCATGAATGAAGTTGAAAAACAAATATGGGTGAATGCTATTCTTATTGATAGATTTAAATATGTCATGAAAGGAGAAGCTGAAGTGTTTGTTAGCTATTTTGTTGAAAGAACTAGCGATCTTAATTTTCAACACATTAAAGATAGAGAAGATGTAATTAAATTTTGGCAAACATTTTCTAATTCTCCTAATGGTGGAGGAACTGATATTGGTGGTATAGTAGAATATGTTGCTAATGAAGTGAATTGTGGTAGATTACATAATTTAGATGTAGATTTATCAGAAGAAAAGCCTGAAATATTAATTACAAATGATGGTCAAGACAGTGTGGGTTCAGAAGAATTTCCATACAAAGTGAATGCTATATCATTATTAGAATTTAGTGATCAATTAAAAGATTTATGTTTAGCTACAGAGGGTAAACAAATTGAGGTTACATATAATGATGAAGTATTTTCTTATTCTGCAGAAGCAGGAAAACAAAAAATTAAATAACGATAAAATTATTTAATATTTTCCCTACACATATACAAAATGTGTAGGGATTTTTTAATCCTTAATAACTATAAACAATGAAAACAATCACCCTAAGCCCAACAGATTTTTGGCATTTTAGAAAATTAGCACTCGCAATGAGTCTTGCATTTACATGTTCAATAACACACAGTGTGTATATTGTAGAAGCTAACATAGACCAACTAGAAAAGTTGGGTTATTAAGGAGAGGAATAAAGGGCTCTATAACAAGAGCCCTTATTTCTTATATTAATTTTTAAAAAATGACATAAAATGAAAGAAATATTTAAAGAATTATTAGAAATACAAAAAATGGTAAAACTTCTTTTTGATAAAGAAGTTGAATTAAGAGATTTAGAATATTGGCATGATGATACTAAATACAGAGCTGCTAAATATAAACTAGAAGATGAAATACAAGAAATTAAAGACAAACTTAAAAAACTCTTATAATTATGAACAATACATTGTTAAAAAACAAACAGGAAAAGATTGAGAAATTTAATGAATGGATGATTAAAATTAAAAACATTTATTATACAGATCATAAACGTATGTTATTAGCATATGAAAACCTTTAATAATTATTTTTAACTTATGGAAAATAGAATATTAACAAAAAAAGAAGTTATAGCTATAACAGGCATTAATCCTGTTGAAAAAGGTATTAAATGTAGAAGATTACATGTGTATAATTTATATATTTTATCTGATGTAATTGAATATTTAAAAACTACATTACCTTTTAAAAGATTTGAACCTATTAATATGCAAAATGGATATTTAATAGTAGAAAGTAGTATTAATCAATAAAAAAACAAAATATGAACAAATTTATATGTAATGAGTGTGGTACAAAATACAGCTCACCAGAATTAACACCACCTCCAGGTATTAAATGGAGTGATGGTCATGTATGTAAACCTAAACCTATAAATCATGAAAAATAATATACCAACAGCAGAAGAATGGTTAAAACATTTTGAAGAAAATGCATATCCCAATACACCTATATCAGAATGCATGATTGAATTTGCTAAACTCCATGTAGAAGCAGCATTGAAAGAAGCTGCTGAAAAAGCTGTAATGAAAAATCATAATGAGGATTGTCATTATGAAGATGAAGATGGTGATTTTCCTGAGTTTTTAGTTATTGATATAGATTCAATTTTAAACAGTTATCCACTAGAAAATATAAAATAAGATGAAAAACATACACGTACTACCAACAGACAAACCAAGTAGGTTAAGATATAATTTATCAAATGTACTTGTTTTAACAAAAGAACCTTATAGAGATTATAGTAAACAAGTTAATCAAAACATCTACATCACTTCTGATGAAGAAATTAAAGAAGGAGACTGGTATTATTTACCAAAAGAAAATAAGGTTGCTAAATGTCCTAAAACAATAAAGTTATCTGGTGTAACTCCAGAGTGGACTCAAAAAATCATCCTAACAACAGACCAAGACTTAATCAAAGATGGTGTACAAGCAATTCCTGATGATTTCTTAGAATGGTTTGTTAAGAATCCAAGTTGTGAGGAAGTTCAAGTTAATCTAATTAAAGATAGCGAAGACCATCCAGAGATTGAAGGTGGTTATAGAGAAGAGTGGCAATACTACGAAATAATCATTTCAAAAGAAGAACCTAAAAAAGTACTAACTGAGGAAGATATTTTTAATCAAAAAGACATCGATACTGTAACTGATTATATTAACAAAGAACAACAAAAACAACATCTAATTGATATGATGAAAGATGATGAAGAGTTAGGCTTATATGGAGAAGTTCATAGCAAGCAAGGAATAGCCTTAACCTCAGATTACATACAAAACATAGGAAAAGAAATCAAATTGGAAGAAGTATTCAATGATGAAAAAAAAGAGAATATTAAAAAGTTTATTGATAAAATAAACAATCCATCTCAACCAAATGACAAATTAAAACAAGCATTTGAGAAGTATTCAGAATATTTAGAGGATTATGAAAATAAAAATACTTATGAACATGGATTTAAAGATGGTGCTAAATGGCAAGCTGAAAAAATGTATAGTGAGGAAGATTTAAGGCGAGCATATACAGTTGGAAAACATGGTGGGGTAAATCAAATGTATTATGATTTTAATGAATGGTTTGAACAATTTAAAAAGCAATAAGATATGAAAAATAATATATTATACACATTAATAATAGGTTTATTAATTATTTCTTGTACACAGCCTAAATATGAACATATAGGACAAGAAATTATTGATGGTAAAGCTTCTGCTGTTAGAGAAGGACATATTGGTAGAGGTCATTCCCAAAATCCTACATTATGGATTCAGAATGATAAAACAACTCAAGAAATAGATATTCCATTTGAGTATGAAAATAAATGGAAAGTAGGAGATAGTTGTTTATTGATTATTCAAAAATATAAAGAAAATGATACAAAGTAGATAGAGTGATAAGAAAGAATTATAAACATATAGAAAAATAATCACCTCACAATGTATAGGTTAATTGTTAACTTAATATTAATTATAAAAACAAACACAAAATGAAAAAATTATTAGTTGTCGCAGTTTTATTACAAGGTTTATTTTTTAATGCTCAAGAGTATTTTGTAGAGCATTTAGTTGATGAAATTACAAAAAAAGAATATTATTTACCAACTGAGAAAATGATTATTGCAAATAAAGAAAAAACAGAAGGATTTATCATAACGCCTAATTTTAAATTTGAGCAAGATAAATTAATCTTAAAATCTTTAATTGTGAAATCATTTGTAGGAAGTTCTTGTGTAGAAAAAAACACTCTTTATTTTCTTTTAGAAAATAGTAAAGTTATTACATTAACATCATGGAATAAATTTAACTGTGATGGTACCTCTTATTTTAATTTTACAGATGAAGATTTAAAAAACTTATCTGAATCTAAAGTAAAATTAGTTCGATTTGTTAACGGGTATGAATATGCAGAATTTGAGAATAATCCAAGTGCTAAAGAAAACAATTTATTCATAAGAGTTATTACAAATAGCAAAATTGTTAAAATAAAATAAAAGAAATGAGAAGATAGTAAAAACAATTAAAATTATGTGGTATATATTAGATGAAAATAATTTGCCTATAAAAGCAGATATAAAAGATTATATAAAATGGGACTTAAAAAATCCTGAAAAAAGAATTGTTAAACAAGAAAACATTAATGATGTACATGTTTCAACAGTTTTTTTAGGATTGGATCATTCTTATAATAAAAATGTTCCAGTATTATGGGAAACTATGATATTTGGAGGAAAAGATGATATGTATCAAGAAAGATATACATCTTATGAAGGTGCTCTTGAAGGTCATGAAAGAGCGGTATCACTTGTAAAAATAAACAATAATTAATATTAACAATTAAATTTTTTAAACTATGCAACGTTATTCAACAAGACAAGTAAATCAAGTTAAAACACTAGTAAGAACAGGTAAAGATTTAAACATTATTGCTAGTGATTTAGCAAAAGAATGGAAAAGACCCTATCATGCTGTATACAGTAAAGTGTGGAGAATTTCTAAAATTACTAGAAAAATTACTAAAAACTTTAGTAAACCAAAAGTAATTAATACAATTCCACTACCAGATTCTTTAATGGCAGAAATAGGAGTTAAAGATGTCACTAAAGATATTAACACACCTATTGACACTGTACAACCTGCAGATATAGGTATAGAAGTACCTGTAAACAGTATGAATTTTATTGGTGTACCAAGTAAAATTGTTGTATACTCAAATCATGTCAGATATTACTTTGATAACTAAAATAATTTTAATTATCTTTGTAAACTAAAAAAAAAATTATAGATGGTGGAATATATTTTTCATCATCTATAATTAATTTATAACATTATTAATATAAAAAATTATGGATTATATAGTTTGTAAAGATAGAACACCTTTTGAAAAAATTGGAGAATACAATTATTGTAATATTGAAGATATGATTCTTCCTGAAACAATAGCTTTTGATAGTGAAACAGCAGGTCTTGAAGCTAGACATCATGAAATGTTTTGTTGTCAAATAGGAACAGGAAATAATAATTATATTATTGTTTTATACAATGATAATTATCAGTTTTCTGATATAATTCCTTATTTACAATATAAAACATTAATATTTCACAATGCTTTATTTGATTTAGGGTTTTGTTATAAATATGGTTTTTATCCTGAAAAAGTGAGAGATACAATGTTAGCTAGTAAAATTATATATAATGGGGCTATAGATGAAGATTTTCTTCCATATAGACATGATTTTGGTTCTGTAATGAAAAGAGAGTTAGAGATTGTTTATGATAAAACAGAACAAAAAAATATTCATATAGTTAAATTAAGTCAAAAAAGTACAATAGAATATTCTTTTAATGATGTTGATAAGCTTGGTGAATTACATGATGTATTATATGATAAAATTAAAAAAGGAGGATTTGAACCTACATATTTATTACATTGTGAATATATTAAAGCATTAGCTTATATGGAACAATGTGGTATGCCTATTAGTTCTAAAAAATGGAAAGCCAAAATGGAAGAAGATGTTATAAATTCTTTAAAATGGAAAAAAACAATTGAAGAATATATTTTTGATGAACTTCCACAATTTGCGGATAATCAAATTGATATGTTTGACACAAAAAAAAGAATATTGATTAGCATAACTTCTCCTATACAAATGATAAAAGTATTTAATGCTTTTGGTATTAAAACTAAAGATAAAAATGGTAAGGATAGTATTAATGAAGATGTTATTAGAAAATCAAAACATGTGTTTGTTGATATGTGGCTTAATTTTCAAGAAGCAAATCATAGAGTGACAACTTTTGGTGAAAAAATTTATCAAAAAATAGAAAAAGAACGTATATACACTAATTTTAATCCTATGGTGGATACTGCAAGACTTTCTACAAGAAAAGGAAATATTAATTTTTTAAACTTTCCTTCAGATTCAACAACAAGAGATTGTTTTGTAGCTAATAAAGGTAATAAAATGATTGTATGTGACTGGAGTGGTCAAGAAACTGTTATTGCTGCTGATTTATCAGGAGATGCTGCTATGACAGCTTCTGTAATCAATGGAGATGATTTACATTGTGCTTTTGCTAGAGTGTTATTTCCAGAAATTAAAGATATGGATGATGAAACAATTATTAAACTTCATAAAGATAAAAGACAAGCTGCTAAAGCACCTAGATTTGCTTTTCAATATGGTGGTAGTGCATATACAATACATGAAAAAGATGGTATTCCTTTATCAGAAGCAAATAAAATAGAAAATGCTTTTAAAGAACTTCATGAAGGATTATATACTTGGGGACAAAAAGAATTTGATAAAGCCATTAAACAAGGATATATAGAATCTGTTGATGGTTGGAAACTATTTTTACCAAAATTTGACAAGTTTAAAGAGTATAAAAACAAAGTGAATCAAATAACTAAAGAACAATGGCAAATATATAAGCAAGGTAAATTAGATTATAAAAAGAAATTTGATGAGCAAGAAAAAGGAAAAGAATATAATTATATATTTCCTGAAGCTGTAAAATATTATAAATCTAAAAAAACAGAAGTATCTCAATATTCCAAACTTAAATCAGAATATCAAAGACTATGTCTTAACAGTCCTGTTCAAACTTGTGCTTCGCACCAATTAAAGACAGCTGCACTTTATTTATATAACTGGATTATACAAAATAATTATCAATGGATAGTTAAAATTTGTAATACAGTACATGATGAAATAATTGTTGAGTGTCCTAAAAATATGGCAGAATTAGTTAGATTAAAAGTACAAGAATGTATGATTAAAGCAGGAAATTATTATTTAACTAATTTAAAAATTAAAGCAGATGCAAACATCGGAGAATCTTGGGGAAAAGCCAAGTAAAATTAATCGAGAAAACATCAGTAGACATCTTGTTGAATATCAATTAAAAATGGTAGGAAAAACAATAATGGACACCCTTGATGATGATATGTGGTATTTTAACATCACAATGACACAAAAACAACATGAAGAGTTTAAAGCTTATGCTTTAGCTTTAATAAAAAAAGTTTTTAAATGTAATAAATTAAGAGCTCTTCGTACTTTTGATTGGTTTAATCTAGAATTTGGATTAAGAATAAAAGAATGAATGTTTAACCATTAAATTTTAAAAAAATGACAACAACATGGATTATAATTTTAAGTGTTTTTTGTTTATGTATGATATTTATCATTTATGAACTAAAAAATGCTCCATTAATTAATGATGGTAGTTATAAAATTAAACGTAAAAAAGCTAAAAAAACTAAATCTCAGAGTGATGAATTGGTTTGAAGATTGGGAATATCCTAATGATCATATTTATCATATGGAGAGAAAACGAGATATTGAAAGATCATGGCAACAATGGGAAGAAGAGGAAAAAAAACGTACTAAAAGTTTACCTGCAATTATTAAAATAAAAACTGTATTAAACCATGAAGATAGACATAACACCAGAACAGTTCGAAGAACTAATAAAAAGGGGGTATAATATTGATGTAATATTTTTATTAAAGTTGATAGACGAAAAATTTGATGTTTCACCATTATGTGATGAAAGTATGAAAATTGCTTCTGTCTATCATTCTTTAATAAGAAAAGGACTCATAACTTGTGATGATGAAAAAATAACTGTATTAGGAAGGGATTTATTAGATTTTATAAATACTAAAAGTAATAAAAAAATAATAAAAAGAAAACCAGCTAGTACAGATTTTGAAGAGTGGTGGAAAACTTATCCAGGCACTGATTCTTTTGAATATAAAGGTAAGACATTTAAGGGCACTAGAGCACTTAGATTGTATAAAGATGATTGTAGATTAAAATTTGATAAAATACTGTTAGAAGGAGAATATACAGCTGCACAGCTTATATCTGCTTTAAACTTTGAAATCTTACAGAAGAAAGAAAATTCTGTTGCTACAAACATTAATAGATTGACATTTATGCAAGGATCTTCTGTATATTTAAATCAGAGATCATTTGAACCATTTATTGAATTAATTAACGAAGGAGCTAAAATAGAAATTGCTCCACAAAAACCAACAGGAGGTACAGACATTTAAATTATGGAACATATAATGACACCAAAAGAAAAAGCAGAGGAGTTAGTTGATAAGTTTAGAAATGAAATAACCTCATTTTTAGGCGATAACATGAAAAAAATTAATGCTAAAAAATGCGCATTGGTTGCCGTGGATGAGTTAATAAAGATTCATTATCTTTTAACCACGACACACGACACATCCCCTTCCATTAATTATTGGCAAGAAGTTAAACAAGAAATAGAGAAATTATGACACCAAAAGAAGAAGCAAAAGAATTAGTTGATACATTCTATCAAACAACGCCTAATGAGACTTGGATTGATGAGCCTTTAGGAGAATTTATGGAAACCTATACAGCTTGGGGGCAGGCTAAACAATGTGCTTTGATTGCAGTTGATAAGATATTGTTTGTACTTGAATTTAAGCTTGATTTTAAAATGGAAAGGTCTATTGGATATTATTTAGAAGTTAAACAAGAAATAGAGAAATTATGAGAGTAACACCAAAGGAAAAAGCAGAAGAATTAGTATTGAGGTATCTAAGAATCGATAATAATACTAAAGAATGGTTTAATTCGTATATAGCCAAACAATGTGCTTTAATTGCAGTTGATGAATGTATTGAATTGCATTTTAATTTAGAGAGTGATGCAAATGGGATTGGGGATAGTTTTAAATATTGGTTAGAAGTTAAACAAGAAATAGAACTATTATGAGAGAATTTTTTAAAACAATTAACGACTATCCAGGGACAACATTCTTTGTTTTTATAATGATTTTGGCTATTATTGGAGGTTTAACAAATAACAGAAAATGAGTTTTGAATTATTAAAAGCAGAGGTTGATAAAGGCCTTAGTGGTAAGAACGGTGGAATTCCTATGGGCTTTCATAGACTGAATAGATATGTAGGTATCCGTAAGGGTATGTACTATCTTGTAGGTGGACTGACAGGATCAGGTAAGACATCATTCATCGATGATGCATTTGTTCTTAATCCTGTTGATTGGGCCCTTTCTAAAGAAGGGCTAGCTTCAGGAGTTAAGGTTAAGGTTTGGTATAGATCTATGGAGCGTAGTAGAACTTACAAGATGGCCAAGTGGGTATCACGTAAAATCTTTTTGGACCAGGGAATAATTATTCCTGTTAGTAAGCTTCTTGGTTGGACTGAAACACTAACTAAAGATGAGCACGATCTATTTTTATACTATGAAGACTATGTTAATCAGCTTAGTGATATTGTTACCATCATTGATGGACCAGAGAACCCTGTAGGTATAGCTAAAGATCTTAAGAAGTATGCTTTAGAAAGAGGTAGCATAGAACAACTTGATGAATATAACAAGATCTATGTTCCTGATAATCCAAATGAAATAACTATTGTAGTTATTGACCACATTGGTCTTCTAAAGCTAACTAAAGATCAACCTACCAAAAAACAAGCTATTGATAAAATGTCTGATGAACTTAGATATGCTCGTGACTTTTATGGATATTCACCAGTGGTAGTCTCACAGTTTAACAGAGATATATCCAATCCTACTAGGATAAAAAATGGAGATGTAGAACCTCAGCTAGAAGATTTTGCAGACAGTTCTGCTACACAAAACGATGCTGATGTGGTAATGGCATTATTTGATCCTATAAGATATAAAGTAGCAGATCCAAGTGGTTATGATCTTGATAAATTAAAAGATGAGTATGGAGCTAAATATTTTAGAAGCTTAAGGGTAATTAAAAATTCTTATGGTGAAGATGATATTAGAATTGGTATGGGCTTTTTAGGACAAATAGGTATGTTTAAAGAGCTAAACAGAAAAAAAGATATGACTGAAGCAGATTATGAAGCAGTTGTAAATAAAAGTTGGTTTCTTAAATAAATAACATTGAATCATTAAAAACTAATTTTAAACAATATGAATACTAGAGATATTAGGCAAGAGGAATTTGCAAAAGTTTGGCTTAAAAGTAAACATGGTATACTATTGCTTGCTCCTAGATTTGGGAAATGTAGAACCAGTATATTAGCTTTAGAAAAATTAAAACCTAAAAGTATACTTATTGCCTATCCAGATAACAAAATTAAAGAATCTTGGGAAAATGATTTTCGAGCTAGTGGTTTTGATGACAGCATTGTCACATATACAACTCACCTATCATTAAAGAAATATACTGATAAGAGTTTTGATGTTGTTATTATTGATGAAATTCATTTGCTTTCAGAAAATCAAATAGAAGCTTGTAAGGATTTGTTTGATAATAACAAACAAATTCTTGGTCTCACTGGTACATTAGCCAGTGATACAGAAAGAACCCTTAAAGAAGAATTAAATCTTCATGTAATAGCCACCTATTCAATTGAAAAAGCAATTGAAGAAGGAGTTATTGTAGATTATGAAATATATGTTATCAAAGTACCTCTTGACAATGTAACAATGTTAGATTATAAAGGTAAAAAGAAGACTGAAAAGAAACAGTTTGATGCTTTAACTTGGGTGATTAATAAGTTACAGAATAGTGGTTCTGATACAATGTTTATGCGTCTTGCCAGAATGAGAATAATACAATCATCTTTAGCCAAAACTAATGCTACAAAAGCACTTCTGGCTAAATATAAAAATGATCGTGTATTAGTATTCTGTGGTGTTACTAAAATAGCTGACAGTTTAGGAATTCCTTCCTATCATAGCAAATCAACTCAAAAACAACTTTTTGAAGATTTTGCAGAAGGTAAAGGTAATCACCTAGCTGTTGTAAAAATAGGTAATTCAGGAATAACATACAAACCATTAAGCAAAGTGATTATTAATTATTTTGATAGTAATGCAGAAAATCTTACACAAAAAATAAATAGATGTATGAGTATGGAATATAACACTCCTGATAAAAAAGCACACATTTATATTATAACTACTAATGAGCCTACAGAGTTAAAATGGCTCAATAAAGCATTAGAATTTTTTGATAAAAATAAGATAAAATATTTATAATTAAAATAATTATTTGTATCTTTACACAAAATAATATTAACAATTAATTTAAATAAACAAATGGAGGAACTAAAACTACCAGATGAAATAAGTGAAGTGAGTAACAATGATCCAAGAGATCTTGTTATTATAGGCCAACCTAAAATAGGTAAAGGAACTATATTAGGAGATTTTACAACTAAATATAATGCTCTTGTATTAGATTTAGAAAAAGGAGGATATGAATATATTGCTGCTAGAAAAATGTCTACTTATACAGGACAAGAAACTACAAGATGGGAAAGTTTTCAAAATTTTATTAAATACAGAAAATTATTACTAACTAATGCTGGAAAGTATGATTATTTAATAATAGATGGATTGTCTGATTTAGATGATTTATCTGAAATTGGTGGAACAATAGCCTATCAAAAGAGTATTATTGGTAAAAAGTTTAATAGACCTAATGGAGATCCTTCTTTAGATCCATATCTACCTACTGATCCAGAATGGAAATCTGTTCTTACACTTCCTGAAGGTGCAGGATATATGCATACAAGAGGGTGGTTTTTGCAACAAATAGAATTTTTTAGACAAATATCTCCTTATAGAATATATGCAGCTCACGTAGCTGATAAATACATTAAGGATAATGGTAAAGAAGAAGTTGTAGGATCTGAGATTTCTTTAACAGGTAAGCTAAAAAGCATATTTGCTTCTAAAGTGACAGCATTATGTAAACTTGTAGCAGATGGAGAAGAAAGACACTTAAATTTTGATGTTCAAAATGACAGTATTATAGCAGGTAGTAGAAGTCCTAAATTAAAAGGAAAAATTATTATCTCTAAAAAGAATAAAAAAGGAGAAATAGAAACTTATTGGGAAAGTATTTATAAAGATATATAAAATTATTATTAACATTTAAAAACCAAAATTATGAATGACATTTTAACATCAGATGTTTGTAAACAACCAATGCAAGATGAAGCACGATCTGAAAGAGAATCACTTTCTTATGAAAGAAAATGGAAAGCTAATAGAGTTGAATTTTTAAAAGAATATTCAATTGGTATTAGATTTTTATCTACAGGATGTGTTGTTGATGTAGGATGCAAATCTTTTGCTTTCTCAACAATAAAAGAAGCTATGGAAGAATTAAATAAATATGTAATTAACCCAGAAAAAACTAGAAAAATTTGGGAAGAAAAACTATTAACAGATGAACAATTATAAACTAAATTAAATTTTTAAAATTATGAGTATCGGAGGAAAAAAACGAGAAAACACAGGAGATTTTGCAAAACGTGTAGGCTTATTTGAAGCAAATGTAATAGCTATTAATCCAACAACAGAAGAGTTTAAAGACATTCTTGGAATGGATTTAAAAGAAGACAGTAAAGCTACTGAGTATTTAGGAGAAACTAAAGATGGAAACAATTATCTACGTGTAGATTTTTGGTTACAAAGAGTAAATTATGAAAATGATAAATTTAAAGTGAGCTTCTTTTTAGAAGATAAAGAAAGAGAAAACAAAGATGGTACCAAAAAACAATATATTAATTCTATTGGCACTTGTTCTTGGGCAGAAGATGAAAATGAATTACCAGAATGGTTTCTTACAGGAAGAGATTTTAGAGTGGCATATACAGGAGAAGAAGATTTTTATAACTTTGTACGTACATGGTTAGCATCTCTTGATTATCGTGATGCAGAAACTGTTTTACAATTAGAATGGAAAAAACTAATGAAAGGTAATGTAAAAGATATTAAAGATCAAATTGGTGGTGAATGGTGTAAATCCATCACTGCTTTAGCAACTGTAATTGTTAAAGAAAAAGATGGAGAATCTAAAGAATATCAAGGAATCTATAATAAAGGATTTTTAGGCGGATATGCTATTAAAAACTTTAGAAATATTGATTATAATGATAAAAACGTTCAAGAAAATCTTAAAAAGAAAAAAGCTAAAGAATTAAAAGCACATGAAAAATTTGTTTTAAATGTTATAGGTGAGTATGGTTGTAAAGACTACTATTCTTTTAGAGAACTTCATGAATATAATTCAGAAGATAACTTAGTTGCATCAGATTCTTTTATATCAGATGATGGTGATGATTATTAATTAGAATTAATTGTTAATAAACTGCCTCACCAGAAATGGTGAGGTTTTTTATTTAATATAATGCAATAAGTACCCTAAATAGGTACTAATAACAATAATTTACACTTACATATGATACAGGGAAGAAAAAAAGTAAATTTAACAATTGACAGTATATTAGAAAAAATATCTGAATATGATATTTATAAAATGTACATGCCACATAACTGGAAAATAAATGAAGTTACTTATTCACCTTTTAGAGCAGAAAAAAATCCATCTTTTATTGTTGGATATAGAGGAGGATCATTAAGATTTATAGATTTTGGTGATTCTAGTAAAAAAGGAGGATGTTTTAACTTTGTAATGATGATGTTTAATATAAATTTAAATGATGCTTTACTAATGATTGATAGAGATTTTGATTTAGGAATTATTTCAGCTTCTTCTACAAGAAAATATGAGAGAATTATTTCTAGTTATAAACAACCAACAGCTATTTCTAAACGTGAGTTTTTTATTCAAGTAAAGACAAGAAAATTTACTAACAGTGAATTAGCTTATTGGAATGAATATTATCAAGACATTGATGATTTAAGAGCTAACAATGTATATTCAATAGACACTTTATATTTAAATAAGAAAAAGTTTCCTTTAAAAGATACAGAATTAAGATTTGGTTATTTATATGAAGGACATTGGAAGATTTATCGTCCACATGCTGATAAAAAGAATAAATGGATGCCTAATAATGTACCAATCACTATGATGGATGGGCTAGATGATATAAAAGATTGTGATGTTGCTTTCATTAATAAGAGTAAAAAAGACTATATGGTGATGAAAAAAATATTTCCATGTTGTTGTGCTGTTCAAAATGAAGGTGTGGGATGTTTTTCTGAAGAAAATGTTGAGTATTTAAAGGAAAACTCTGATAGACAAATATTAAGCTTTGATAGTGATGAAACAGGTGTTAAGAATTCTCAAATAATAACTGAAAAGTTTGGATTTGAATATTGTAATGTGCCAAAACTATATCTAGAAGAAGGCTTGAAAGATTGGAGTGATCTTGCCAAAGTACATGGATTAAAAGTAATTCAAGAATATTTAATACAAAAACAAATAATATGAAACAAACAGCAGTAGAATGGTTATGTGAACAATTAGAATGGGATGATTCTAAAATTGCAAGAGTAATTGGTTTAAAAAAATATAACCAAGTAGTTAAACAAGCCAAAGAAATGGAAAAGCAACAAATTGTTAATGCACACTTACTAGGATTAATATATTCTTTAGAAATGGAAGCAAGTAAACAAGCTGAACAGTATTATAATGAAACTTTTAACAAAAAAACAATATGAAACTAACATCAGAAGAACTTAGTGATGTTGTAATAGAAAGTCTTGTACTATCTGTTGCATTATTAGAAAGGTATGAAACAATGAACAAAAATGGTTTGTTTGTGCATAAAGCCAAACAATGTATTAAAACAGCTCTTCCACATATTGAAGAATATGTAAAAAAACTTATTACACCACATTCAGATGATGAAATAGATCATTTTAAAAAAGGAGCAACAGTTATACATGAACTATCAAACAGAGTAGAAAAAGCTCTTGAAATGGAAAACATTTTAGATATATCAAGTAGAAAAGAATATCTAAAACAGTTTATAGAAGATACAACACTATTTCCTATACAGAAAACAGAGTTGTATGAGAAAATTATTAAATCAGGTATTATTAATTATTAATATAATAAAAATGGAAAATTACAATACAGCAAAAGGAATGTTGTTAGGAGCACCTATTCCTCAACAAACAAAAAGTTATAAACCATAAAAAGAGTTCATAAAAGTTTGCATATGTCATATGTTTTAGTTAGATTTACAAAATGAAAAATATAACAATAAATTTTATTTTAGCTAGAACAACTTCTAACTATGATAGTATACACACAACAGGTGTGTATAAAATATACCATATTAGTAAACCAGATATATTGTATATTGGTAGTGCCAGTTCACAAAAGAAATGGAGAATTGGATTTAAACAAAGATGGGTAGAACATATTAAAAATTTAAAAAATAATGTACATCATTCAGTTTTTTTACAAAGAGTTGTAAATAAATATGGACTAGATGGATTAAGATTTGAAATAATAGAACAGTGTTTACCTGAACAATGTTTAGAAATTGAACAAAAATGGCTAGATCATTTTAAACCTTTTAGTAATAAAGGATATAATACTTGTGAAATTGCTGGTAGTTCTTTAGGATATAAATTTCCAGAAGAAAAAAAGAAAAATACAAAACCTATTAATCAATATGATATAGAAGGTAACTTCATTAAAGAATGGCCAAGTTTAAATGAAGCAAGTAGAGAATTAAAAATTAATGTCTCATCAATTAAAGATTGTTGTAAAAAAAGATACAAACAAATAAAAGGATACATTTTTAGATACTTAGGAGATGATGAACTTCCTGAGATAAATACTATAAATATTCCAATGATAATTGAATGTTTTTATAATAATCAAATTGTATATAGTGGGAAATTTTCAGAAATTATAGATTTAGTTCCTGATAAAAAAGCTGCTGTATATAAATCTATAAAAGATGGAACATTTACTAAGAAAAAATGGAAATATAATAAAAAATTAAATTAAATATTATGCAAACACAAAATTATAATATTACTAAAAATATTTTAGTAAATGCAGTTATACCTTCTTCTACAAGAAGCTATAAAGCAGTAAGTCATGAACAATTAATGGATTTAACTCTTGAGAGTATACATCAAGCAGGATTTACTTTAGATAG